GTTTCACAAAGACTTTGGTGAAATCGTAATTTGCGCTGATGGTAAAAATACATGGCGCAGAGAAGCATATCCTTATTATAAGGGTAATCGTAAAAAATCTCGTGATGAGTCTGATTTAGATTGGAACAACCTTTTTAGTATTATGAATACTATTCGCGATGAGCTCAGAGAGCACTTCCCATATAAAGTAATTCATATTGACCATTGTGAAGCCGATGATATTATCGGTACTATTATTCACGACCATGGAACTGAATTAAATATGGGTTCAGAACAATTCCTAGTTTTATCAGCTGATAAAGATTTCATTCAGCTTCAAACATACGCCAATGTTCAACAATTTGATCCAATTCGTAAACGATGGATTAAGAACGATAATCCATCTATGTACCTTGAAGAACATATTTTAAGAGGTGATACTGGCGATGGCGTACCAAACATCTTGTCACCAGACAATTGTTTAGCAATTGGTCAACGACAAAAACCAATGACTCAAAAACGTCTTGCTCAATTTAAAGGTAATCCAGAAGAAATGGATGAGGAAACTCTACGTCGTTTTCATAGAAACAAAATGATGATTGACCTTACCCAAATTCCTCAAAAATACCAAGAGCAAATTCGTTCTGAGTTTAACCAAGAAAAAGACGTTGGACGTTCTCAATTGTTTAACTTCTTTATTCAGAAAAAACTTAAAAACTTAGTCACAGATATACAGGATTTCTAATGGCAGTACATAGATCAATTTCAGAAATAATTAACCATTGCTCCACAATTAAAAGTAAGAGTGAAAAGGTCGCATGGTTACATGAGAACACTTCTCAGCCACTGCAGGTTGTGTTAAAGAATATATATGATAGTAGGGTTGAATTTTTAGTACCTGATACACCTCCACCTTGGACTCCTAATGAGTTTGAGGATGAGGCAAAATCGTTACTATTTAGAGAAGCTCGTCGACTTAATATTTTTATCAAAGGCGGAGGATACGATAACTTAAAACAAATGAAGCGTGAGCAACTATTCATTAGTTTACTTGAGGATGTGGATAATGATGATGCCAAACTATTGGCTAATCACATGATTTCTCATACTCCAATAAAAGGTTTAACTAAAGCAGTAGTAAATGAAGCATTTCCAAATTTAATAGAAGAATAGGTCTATGGCAAAAACATTTAAAAAATTTCGCGAAGATTACGACGAATGGGACGAGGTAGGCGATGATGATGTATCGCTGAAAGAGCAACGCCTTAAAAATCGCAGAGATCGTAAGCGAAATAAAAGGGAAGAAAAAAATAAAACTTTTGATGAAAAAGTTGAAATTAAACGAAAATAACTATTGACATTTGATGTCGAATCGGTTATATTGATTCTATAAGGTAAAACAAAAGGAATCAATACTATGGGTACTTCATCAATGATCGGTTATATTAAAGAAGACGGCACGGTAGCTGCTACATATTGTCACTATGATGGTTATGTAGAGTATAACGGTCGTCTTCTTTTAGATTCATATAACACACCAGAAAGAGCAAAAGAAGTTGCTAAAACTGGTTACCTTTCTGGTCTAAAAGAAGACTTGGAAGTTTCTAAATCAGAATCTGTTCACAAAGAAGAACCTTCTGTATTTAATACACCAAAAACATTTATTGACGATGGCGACACAACACACGGTGCTCAATACCTTTACCTTTATGATGGTGAAGACTGGTTAATTACATCAACTGAAAACTTAGAAAATCGTAAATGGTCATTAGTTGAAGATAATTTGAATTAAAATCAAATTAGCTATTGACATTACCAATAGAATCAGTTATAATGTATATATCAAATGAAAACAAATAGGAATAATAAAATGACAAAGACAATTACAAAATTCGACCAACCAACACTTCGCAATCTTCGTGTTGAAATGCAAGCATTGCTTGAGGCATATGGTGTTGAAACTAATTTGGAAATCACAGTAGGAAACATGAGTTTCTCAGATACTGAAGTCAATATTAAAGTCCAAGCAAAAGTAAAAGGTGCAGTTTCACGAGCTGACCGAATTCTTCAAATGGAAGCTGATCGTCTTGGTCTAAAAATGAAAAATGACGCAGGTGATAAACTTGTAGAGTATAAAACACGTGCTCAAAAATACTCATTCGTATATGAGTCTCGTGGAAATTTGTATAAGACTGACGAACGTGGTATCGTAGCTAGGTTTGCAGCATAAGAAGAAAGAATATAATATGAAATTAAACGAAAAATTAATACTTGTAGATTGTGATGGGGTATTGCTTGATTGGCAATACTCTTTCTATAAATGGATGGCTGAACGAGGTTATACTCCAGTCACTGATGGTGTTTATGACATGGGTAAAGTGTTTGACATGTCATACGATGAAGCCAAACAAATGTGTGAATACTTTAATTGTTCAGCAGCAATTGGTTGGTTAACTCCATTCAGAGATGCCGTGAAATACGTACGTAAGTTACATGAAGACCATGGCTTTGTATTCCATTGTATTACATCGTTGTCGACAGATAAATACGCTGGTAAACTACGAACTAAAAACCTCGAAGCAATCTTCGGTAAAAAAGTTTTTGAGGAAGTAATTTGCTTAGAATGTGGAGGTGACAAAGACGAAGCTTTAGAACCATACCGTGATAGCGGATGTTTTTGGGTCGAGGATAAGGAACAAAATGCCGATCTTGGTCTAAAATTAGGTTTAAACTCTGTCTTAATCCAACACGAACATAATAAAGATTATCGCGGAAATGCAATTAAAGTTGCAAATTGGCGCGAAATCTATGAACTGATATTATAAATATAACCATGGAAGGAAGTTTAATTGCCCAGTTATACTTTTAAGAATATTGAAACAGATGAAATTTTTGACTCGATCATGTCAATGGCCGAGAGGGAAACTTTCCTTACAGACAACCCTAACATAACACAATTAGTTGGAAGGCCACCGTCAATCGGTGACCCGTACCGTCTTGGTTTGAAAAAACCTGACGACGGATTTCGTGATGTACTAAGAAATGTTCAACATCATCACAAAAAGGATAACATCAATACTTGGTAGTATCCACTAGGAGGTTTCATGGCAAAACAGCGCAAATTATCCCGCAAGGAAAAACGCAGAATGGAAAGAGATCAGGTTCACATGATGGGTATTTTAAACACTAAGTTTTCAATACGCAAAATAAAACCACTCACGCCCTCACAGGCAGATTTATTCGAGTCGTATAACGAAGGATATAATTTAGCAGCCATCGGAACAGCAGGTACAGGAAAAACAATGTGTGCTACATACTTGGCACTCAATGATGTACTACAGAAAGGAGAGTATGAAAAAGTCGTCATAATACGATCTGCAGTTCAGACTAGAGAGCAGGGCTTTATGCCAGGCACTCAGGCACAGAAAGAAGCGGTATTTGAAGCACCATATACCGATATCGTAAACGATCTATTCGATAGAAAAGATGCATATAATCTAATGAAATCAAAAGGAATGATTGAGTTTAAAACTTCATCATTTGTCAGAGGATTAACCTTTGATAACGCAATCATAATCGTAGATGAATGTCAGTCAATGACTTATCACGAGCTTGATAGTATTATTACAAGGGTAGGACAATCATCAAAAATTATATTTTGTGGAGACACGAAACAAGATGATTTAGCAACAAACAGAAATCGAGCTGACATTACAGGACTACACGATTTCCTTAAAGTCTTATATGCAATACCGTCTTTTGACGTCGTAAGATTTGGGATTAATGACATTGTTCGCTCCGGATTAGTAAAGGAGTACATTATGGCGAAAGAACAAATACTCGAGGATGTGGCATAAATACATATAAATAAACTAAATAGAATGCCTTGGATTAGTTCTGGGGCATTTTTAGTAAAGGGAACAACATGCCAGAAGTTTCAACAACTGCACACAGACATATCGGTCATGCATCACCAACGCCTAATCCGGCTCATCGTACAAAGTATAAAGCATCACAATCAGCTGTGAAGGCAGAAGGTAATGATGTTATCACGCAAGGTGATTCAACCGGCTGCGGAGATCCAGTTGTTGGGTTTTCAACTAAAGTATTTGTTGGTGGTAAAGGTGTTCATCGTAAAGGTGACGCTACTGGAGGTCATGGATCTTGGCCTGCAAATGCATCATCAGAAGGATCAAGTAAGGTAAACGCAGGTGGTTAATCCAGACTATGCTACACTGTTACCGTTAATTGCGGCTGAAACAGATCCAGTAATTAAGCAACAATTAAT